CTGCATATTCATACTTAGGTATAAGTAACAGAGCATATATTGTTAGAGCTGACATTGACCTAGATGAATTACAACCAACCGAAGAAGCACCTGATGCTTATCCACCAGCTGGCACTGGATGGTTAGATTTAGCAGATACAGAATGGGGTATTCAAGTATGGGACGGTAGTGATAAAAATGTTGAAGGCGGCCAAACTTTTTCTAACAAAATTCCTCTTACAATTTATAAAACCAAAGATGTAGCTGACTATGATGCTAGCGATTTTACTCCAAAAGGATCAGTAGGAGCTATCGGTTCTTATGCAGTTGTAACATTAACTGATATAGCACGTTATTGGTTTAAAAATACAAGCGGTACATGGGTAGAAATTGGTACTCCGGCTTGGACTGCTAGCTGGCCAACTATAAAGTCTACAATAGCAGCACCAACGCTTACTGGCAATGCAGGAACAATTATTATTAACGGTACTGCAATTGCAGTTCAAAATAGTGATTCTGTTACTACTATTGCTACAAATATAAATTTAGCTGCTATTACTGGACTTACTGCTTCAGCAGTAGACGGTTTTTTAGAAATTTATTCTGATGGTTCTAGCTCGGGTGCAGACGACAGCACTTTAGGTGGTCCTATTGTATTAGCAGGCGACGGTGCAGACGGTGTAACAAAACTTGGACAGCTTGGGTTAGAAGCAGGAACATATTATCCGCCGAGCGTGCAAGTATCAAGACATGTTACAGTTCCAGAATGGAAAACTACTGATACTTACTCACGCCCAACTGGAAGTGTGTGGCTTAAAACATCTAAGCCTAATAAAGGCATGAATGTTGCTTTAAAAACTTGGAATAGTAGCACTTTGTTATGGGACGAAAAAGATGCACTAGCATATAAAAATAACGCTGAAGCATTAAAGGCACTAGACCCAACAGGCGGCGGTATAAATATTACCGCTGGTGTAACATATACTAAGGTTAATGTTGATAACAATACTCCGCCGCTTGTTAACTTTAGAATTTATGAAAGAGTTGGCACTGGTGCAACTTCTATAACAACAGAAGCTATAACTGCTAGTAGCCCAGGAGCAGCAACTTGGTCATTTACTATGTCCGCAACTGAAGAAAATAAAGATGTATTTTCAACTCCTGTTACAGTAAGTGTTACAACAGTAGCAAGCCAAGTTACAAGTGCTGATGCTATTGCAGAAGCAATAAACAGTGCTAATGTGCCTAATGTAAGTGCTGAAGTTACTGATTTATACCAAATTAAAATTAGTCATGCCCTAGGCGGTGACATAAAGTTTGTTGACACTGACGGAGTGTTAACTACTATTGGATTCTTGCCATATAGTGCTACTAATAGTGTAAGTATGCCGTTCCTACAATATGTAGACGGCACAAACAATCTTACTTCGCCAGCACAATATCAAGCTACTTTATGGCGTCCGATTACATATACAGCAAGTACAACTGCACCATTTGCTATTGCAGAACAAGGTCAGCTTTGGTACAGCAATGTAATTGACGAAGTTGATTTAATGTATCATGATGGATCAACTTGGAGAGGTTATAGAAATATATTCCCTAACACAGACCCTAATGGTCCACAAGTTAGATTTTCGATGCCTGAAACACAGTCAGACGGCACTTCGCCTTTGGTAAGTGGTGATATTTGGATTAGTACTGCTGATTTAGATAATTACCCGTTAATTTATGTGTATGATTCGACTATACTAGGCACTATAGAACAAAAGTGGGGTTCGCCAAGGGATATAACTGACCAAAGCACTGAAGATGGTGTATTATTTGACGATGCAAGATACGGCACAGACGGAGGGTCCACACTCGGTGGTGTAGAAAGAGCACCTAGCGGTACTATTGCAGCACTACTTAACAGTGATTATCTAGATCCCGATGCACCTGATCCAACACTTTATCCAAAAGGTATGCTACTTTGGAATTTACGCAGAAGCGGATTTAATGTAAGAAGATTTGAAAGAAATTATATTAATCTAAACGGCGATAATGAGAGATATCAAGACGAAGATATGTCGGATTACTATCCGCATCGTTGGGTAACGCATAGTGCAAATAAAGAAAACGGAGCCGGCAATTTTGGTCGTTTTGCACAAAGAAAAGTCATTGTAACAGCTCTACAAGCTGCAATAAACAACAATGAAGATATAAGAGACGAAGAAGTATACGACTTTAACTTGTTAGCAACACCTGGGTATTCTGAACTTAACAATGAAATGATTAGTTTTAACTTCGACCGAAACTTAACCGCATTTATTGTTGCCGATACTCCACTTAGACTATCAAGTGACACCCCTTCTTTACAAGCGTATGCACTCAATACTGCAAATTCACCACAAGATGACGAATTTGGTTTATTAAGTAGAGATGAGTATATGGGAGTATTTTACCCAGCAGGATTTACAAGCGATAATTTCGGTAATGATATTGTAGTACCTTCCAGTCACATGATGCTAAGAACAATGAGTTTAAATGACCAAGTTGCGTTTCCTTGGTTTGCTCCTGCAGGCACAAGACGCGGCGGTATAACAAATGCAAGTTCTACTGGTTTTATAAACAACGAAGGCGAATTTGTTCCGATAACGTTGAATAACGGACAAAGAGATACTCTTTATGAGAATAATATAAATCCTATTACGTTTATTAGTGGCAGCGGATTAGTAGCGTTTGGTCAAAAAACTAGAGCACGTAATGCAAGTGCACTTGATAGAATTAATGTTGCTAGACTTATAATTTATATGAGAAAGCAATTAAAGAAACTTGCAAAGCCTTACTTATTTGAGCCTAATGATAAAATTACAAGAGATGAAATTAAAGCATCAGCTGAAAGTTTGTTATTAGAACTAGTAGGTAATAGAGCATTATATGACTTCTTAGTTGTGTGTGACGAAACAAACAATACTCCAGCAAGAATAGACCGTAATGAGCTTTATCTTGATATTGCAATCGAACCGGTAAAAGCAGTTGAATTTATATACATTCCATTGCGTATTAAAAATACCGGTGAGATTGGTAATCTATAAAAAGGCTAAATATAATTAACAACGAGGAGCATATAATATGGCAGTAGGTACACTAAGCAAAATGACGGTGCCGCTTTCGAACAATCAAAGCGCTAATAACCAAGCGCTTTTGATGCCAAAGTTACAATATCGGTTTAGAATTTTGTTTGTAAATTTTGGAGTAAGTACGCCTACTACAGAATTAACTAAGCAGGTAATTGATGTTACACGACCAACTGTAAACTTTGACGAAATAGAACTACATTCATATAATAGTAGAGTATATTTGGCCGGTAAGCATCAATGGCAAAATATTAGCATTAATTTAAGAGAAGATGTTAATAACAACGTGCAGTTGTTAGTTGGTGAGCAATTACAAAAGCAATTTGATTTTTATGAGCAAGCTAGTGCTGTGTCAGGAATTGACTATAAGTTCCAAACACATATAGAAATCTTAGACGGCGGCAATGGTATTCACGAGCCTGTTGTGTTAGAAACATTTGAACTTGTGGGTTGTTATCTAGCAAGTGCAAATTATAATCAGCTTAACTATGCAACATCAGATGCTATGACTGTAAGTTTAGACGTTAGATACGACAATGCAATACAAACTCCGCAAGGAGCTGGCATTGGAGCTGCTATAGATAGAACTTCAGGTACACTTACAACTGGTGCCGGTGTTTAAAATTAATTAAAAATTTTATAAACTAAGGGGAGTTTTACTCCCCTTTTTTAATGGATAAATATATTATGCCATATAAATTTACACCATATTTACACACAAATCAAAGTTACTACGGTCCTAAGGGAAATTTGTCATCTTGGGAACATGCAAATAGATTGTTTGTTGATAATAATATGGAATTTGCTCCTAAAGTTGCTTTTCTATATCATGTAAGTTTTGTAATTAACCCAGCAGCTAGAAGTTTACTTCCGTCTACTTTTGCAACTAGTGGTTTAGGTGTAAATGAAATAGGTTTACTAGCAAAGACTGCAACGTTACCTAAGTTTCAGCCTCAAGTAGAAACTTTGAATAGATATAATCAAAAGAAGAATATTCAAACAAAAATTGTTTATGACCCTGTAACTATACAATTACACGACGATAAGAAAAGCCTAACAAGTTCTCTATTACAAGCTTACTATAAATACTATTTTGTTGACGGCAACTATAGTGCAAGACCATCTGGTTATAACCCTAATAATACATACAGCAGCGGATTAAGTAGGTACGGTTTAGATGCTAGAATTCCACAAAAACACTTTTTCAAAGAAATACACATTAGTCAACTATCTAGAGGAGTTTATAATAGATATACTTTAGTAAATCCTATTTTAAGCAAATTTGATCACGATGACTTAGACTATAGTGACGGTAACAAAGCGTTAGCTAATACTATTACTATACAGTACGAAGCAGTGTTTACTTCTGCAGGTAAAGTTACAGAAGGATCGCCGGATAGTTTTGGTGAAATAAGATATGATAAAAAGCCAAGTAGCTTAAATACTAATCTATTGCAGACTGATTATGATAACTTAGAATCAGGAAATACATTTGATATTGAAGATGAGAGATATAAAAATAGAACTACAGAAAATAATTTTTTAAATAAGCTAACGCAAGATCATATGAGAAACGTATTTGATAATAGATCGTACGAAGGATATAGACGAAATAATTTTTCCACAACCCAGCCTTTGAAAAATAAATTAGCTAACATAAGCGGAATTCAAAATTTACTTTTTGCAAAAACATCAAATAATTTTTTAGATAACGAAGCAAAACTTAAAAGTAAAACAAATCAAGTAGTAAATAATTCAATTTCTAGATTACAACAAAACCCTGCTTTACTTGAAAGTGCAAGAAAAGTGCTATATAGAAAAGAATTTCAATCTAACGGTAATGCAGGTAGTATTTCTGAAGCAGATGCTGAATATGAATTGAGAAAAAATGATAAAAATTTTATAAGCAATTTAGATAATAAGTTAGGACTTTAAAGATGAAAGTTACAAGTAGTTTACCTGCAACTAATAACAATTCAAATGATAAAAAAGTAAATGAATTTTTTGATTCGTATTTTTCAAAAAAATTATCATTTCCGTCATCGGAAGTAATGGCAATTAGAGGTTTTTTTGAAAAAAGAGGATTTGCAAAAACAGCAGCCGAAGCCGTTAGTTTAGTCCTGTTACAACAAGCAAAGATTGATAATGTTAAAGTTTTTGAATTGTTAGATACAATGAAAAACTTTTCAACAAATCAATTATCTGAATTAGTAGTAGAAATTTTTAATCACAATAGATTGCCTACAAGCACATTGGCTATAAAAAATGAAAATGTATTCTCAAGCATTGAAGATAGAAATATAAAGTTATAATGGCAAACAAGTGGGCAAAAGGAAAATTTATTCCTAAAAATCCAAAAAAATTTATGGGCACAAAAGCTCCTACTTATAGAAGTAGCTGGGAATTTGTTTTTATGAAATTCTGTGACGAAAACCCACATATAACAGAATGGGCTAGTGAGCCTATGCGTATTCCCTACTTGAATCCTGTTAAACAATGTAAAACTACTTATGTCCCAGATTTTTTAATTTCGTATAAAGATAAAACAGGAATAAAAAAAGTACAATTAATAGAAATAAAACCAAAAAAACAAATATTAGGCGAAGCTAAAACGCAACGCGATAAAGTTCAAGCTGTAATTAATGAAGCAAAATGGCGAGCAGCAAAAATGTTTTGTGATCAAAAAGGCATTGAATTTAAAGTGATAACTGAAGATGATATATTTCATCAAGGTGCACGAAAAAAATAATTAGTCAATATTAGAAAGTAAGCCTTAGTACACTACACAAATAAATAGTAGTATATAATAGGATATACTATGACCAAAAAATTAGAAGAGCTTTTTGACCTTCCTGAAAACAAAGAATTCATAGAAGAAGAAAATGATAAGCTTTCAAAAGAAAATCAAGATGAACAATACAAGCGCCGACTTACAAGAGTAGAAGAAGTTGAAGAAATGACATCTACAGTAGATAAAATATCATCCTCATTGCCACGAGTAAGCGGCTTAGGAGCAAAATCAGATCAAGAGTTAGATGACATTGCAGATAAGGCTGTACAAAGTTATAACGACCTTATGGATCTTGGTATGAATGCTGAACTTAGATACAGTGGCAGAATTTTTGAAGTAGCTGGGTCTATGCTGAAAACAGGACTAGATGCAAAAGTAGCAAAAATGGATAAAAAAATTAAAATGATAGATTTGCAACTTAAAAAACAAAAATTAGATCAGTCATCAGGAGAACCTGCTGACACTGTAAATGGCGATGACTTAGTAATTGATAGAAATTCTCTACTTGATTCAATACGTAAAATGGGTAAATAGATTTATAGGAGTTTATGATGAGAGCTTTTTCTGATTTTTTGACAGAGTCAACCAAAACTTACAAATTTTTTATAAGAGTAGCAGGCGAAGCACCTGATACCTTAAAAGATGATTTAGAAACTAGTTTAGATAAATTTAAATTGATTAATTTATCTGCAGGCAAAACATCGCCGATACAGTCTAAACCACTTGATTTCCCTCAACTTAAAAACTGCGAAGTAACACACTTTGAAGCAGAAGTACAATATCCAACTACACCACATGTACTAGAAAGATATCTAGTAGACTGCTGTGGTGTAAGTCATAGCCATCTTATTGTTAGAGCCGAAGGTGATCCTATTGAAGAACAACAACCAGATGACATAAACGACGATGCGCCATACGAAGCTATTTTAACTCAAGAAGACATGGCTGGCGAAAGTGCACAAGAGTCTGTAGGTTCTAATAGAGTTATGGAACTTCTTAAAGAATTAGAAAAAGCTAGAGAAGAACGTGATCACGAACCCACTGAAGGCGTAGCAATAGGTTCTTCAGAAGATATAAAACAAACAGAAAATGCTAAAGCTGTGGTCGGGGGATAAAATGAGAAAATATAGAAGTATTCTTAAAGAAGATCCAAATGTAAATATTACAGGCAACATGGTAACGCCTTTTCAAGATTGGCTCAATGCTAATGTCGAAACGCATCGTGAACACTACAGAACATGGAAATCGAAACAAGAAGATGATGGGGATAAAATCGGCCCTAAAGCTTTCACTGGTCCTGAAATGATCACAAAATACTTTTCTGAAAATACAGACAGGTATGAAGAATTTATGAATTGGTACGGAAAAAATAAAAATAAATTCATAAACAAATATAAAGCTAATCTTAAGTTTTTGCCAGACCGATCTAAAAAAGATCCTAACAACCAAAATTATTTCTTTTTGAATTACTTTACTGGAAGTAATGAAGAAATTAAAAAAACATACGATGACTGGTATAACAAAAATTACAACAATACAGACCGCGTACCATCTAATGCAGAAGTAATACATAATTTTTTAAAACAAAATCCAGAATTTGTCGATCAGTATGTAAACATTACTCAAAAAGTTAACAGTTTATCGCCTGTTATGAAAAAATGGATTAATAATAATTTAGGAAATTCTGAAGTTAAAGCTTTTTTAGCATGGCTAACAAATGTAGATCCTTCGTCTATTACAGAGAGCATAATTTTTGAAAATAATGAAGCACACAAAGAAGATCCAGTTTATAAAGCATTTCTAGCATCTCAAGGTGGTACTAACAGCGACAATAAGCCTATAGAAGTAACAAAACTACAACGACAAAAAATTCTAAGGGATATTTTATCCGATCCAGAAATTAAAAATGCGTATAATAAATTCTTAGCTGAACCTAAAACTACAACAGAAAGTAGATTTTTTTCTAAAAGAAAATTAAATGAACAGATTTTTACACCCCAGTTTAATAAATTTGCTAGAACTTTAGTAAAAACATCTCCAGCTTTAGCACAACAACTACAACAAGCAGCAGTACGAGCAGTACAAAATGTGTTTGGTCCTGAAGCAGATGCAGCTACACTTGTTAATCAAGAATTTCAAGGTCTAGAGGACCCATTTGGAACACCGAATCAATCAACAGTTGATGCTGCAACTGGCAATAATACCAATTTTGCTGCAACTACTAATAACAAAGACGGTACTCCAAATGATGATATTCCCGATCCTTCCGCCGATCCAGAAGATGGTCCGTTTGGAACACTTGATCAGTCAACAGTAGATATTGCAACAGGCAATGATACCAATTTTGCTGCAACTGCTAATGACAAAGACAGTACTCCAAATGATACCGATACAGAGCCAACTACACCTGATAAACCCGGTGTTATTGGCAGAGTAGGAAATTTTGTCAGCGGCGTAGCTTCGGATGCACAAGATGTAGCTGGGAACGCTGCTAATGCTGTAGGTAACCTAGCTGGAGACGCTGCTAATGCTGTGAGCAATGTCCTAAATAGACAACCTAAACCACAAGCAACACAAGGACAAGCCGGAACGCCAGATCCAGAAAATGATGTTCTCCCTAACGAACCAGGTGGTCAAACACAACCCGAAGTCCCCGCAGCTCAAAGTCAAGCAGGGGCAGATACACCATACGGAGATGAGTTTGACACTAAGACATCAAATGCAGCAGCACAAACAGCACAACCAGCAGCACAAACAGCACAACCAGCAGCACA